GGCGTCGCTTGTCTACTGTGGACCGGCCGCGCTATCCTCGAGGCCATGGCGCGATCTGTCACCGTCCCCACCGCGACGCGCGAACAGTGCGCAAGCCTCGACGCGTTCGCGCGCACCGAGGGCATCGAGCTCGTCGATCTACAGCCCCCGACGCCGGCGACCAGGATCACCGCGTCCACCACGCTCACCGTCGAGGAGCTCAGGGAGCTCGACGACCTGGCGACCAAGTGCGGAACCAAGCGCGGCGTCATCCTTCGCGGCCTCGTCGTCGGTCGCCTCAAGGCCACCAGGAGCCCCCAGGATGGCCAAGGCTAAACCGGCACCGAGGCGCAAGGCGGCCCCGAAAAAGGCCCCACGCAAGCCCAGGGCCGCCAAGGCCCCCGCCAAGCGCAAGCCCCCGGTCAAGCGCAAGGCCAAGGCCAAGCCCAGGCCCTCGAGGGCGAGGCCGTTGCGCTCCAAATTCACCGCCCCCAGGCGCAAGGCGATCCTCGCGTCGCTCGAGCTCGGCGCGTTCAGGTATGCAGCGGCGGCGGCGGCTGGCCTCGGTGAGCGGACCCTCAAGGAATGGATCTCCCGCGGTCGCCGCGAGGTCGACGAGGCCGAGCTCGCTGAGCTCGAGGACCGCGCGATCCCTGGGCTCACCCCCTGGGGCAAGTTCTACCTCGAGGTCGGCCAGGCCGAGGCCGTCGCCGAGTCGACCGCCCTGGCGGTGGTGACTGGCGCCATGGTTGGCGGCGAGGTTCGCGACCAGCTCAAGGCGGCGACCTGGTATCTCGAGCGCAAGCACCCCCGCCGGTGGGGATCGGGCCATCGCCTCGAGGTCACCGGCAAGGATGGCGGGCCCATCGAGGTCGACGCCCGCAAGCTCCTCGGCGAGCGGCTCGCAAGGATGGCGGCGCGCAAGGATGCAAGCGCCGGCGGATAGCCTCGCCGCCGAGCTCCTCGAGCTCAGCGAGCTCGACCGCAAGGCCCTCATCGGCTCGCTCACCGAGGAGCAGGCTGAGCGGCTCCTATGGGACTGGCGCCTATGGGCTCGACCGTCGCAGATCTACGATCCGCACGAGGGCGAGGTTGGCCGGCTGTATCGCATGGGCCGAGGCTCAGGCAAGACCAGGGCCGGCGCTGAGGCGACGCGCGAGGTGGCGGCCGACCCTGAGCGGTGCGGTGGACGTATCGCCCTCGTCGGCCGCACCGCCGCCGACGTGCGATCGACGATGCTATACGGCGAGTCGGGGCTACTCACGATCTCCCCGCCGTGGTTCCGACCGACACACAACCCGAGCAAGCGCCTGCTCACCTGGCCGCACGCCAACGCCCTCGGCGACAACTACAGCGGCGCCGGGGCCGTCGCCGAAACCTACAGCGCCGACAAGCCTGAGCAATTGCGCGGGCCCAATACCGGGTTCGCCTGGCTCGACGAGCTCGCGCACTGGCGCGACGCCCAGGGCGCGTTCGACCAGGTCCAGCTAGGCCTAAGGCTCGGCATGTCGCCGCGGTGGATCGGCACGACGACGCCGTTGCCCACTAAGCTCATTCGCACCCTCTGCAAAGATGACGAGGTCACCGTCGTCGCCGGCTCGACCTACGAAAACATCCTCAACCTCGCGCCGACTTTCATCAGCAAGATCGTCAAGCGCTACGAGGGCACCAGGCTCGGCCGCCAGGAGCTCGAGGGCGAGATCCTCGACGACAACCCCAACGCGCTCTGGTCTTGGGAGGTGTTCCGTCGCGTCGAGCTCGAGGCCATCCCCGACCTGGTGCGCATCGTCGTCGCCATCGATCCGGCGGTCACCGCCAACGCCTCGAGCGACCTTACCGGGATCGTCGTCGTCGGTATCTGCTCGAGTCGGATCCTGTACGTGCTCGAGGATGTCTCGGGCCGCTACACGCCGAGGGCCTGGGCCCTCAAGGCGCTCGAGGTGTTCGACGCCTGGCGTGCCGACCGGATCGTCGCCGAGGTCAACAATGGCGGCGACCTAGTTGAGGCCAACATTCGCACCGTCCGATCTGATGTGCCTTTTTCTCAGGTCCGCGCCTCGAGGGGCAAGGCCAAACGCGCCGAGCCGGTTGCAAGCTATTACGAGCAGGGCAAGGCCTTTCACGTCGGCGACCCTCGGCGGTTCGTCGAGCTCGAGGGCGAGCTCACCGAATTCGACCCCACACAACCCACCACCGACCAGGATGACGACCGGCTCGACGCCCTGGTGTGGGGGGCCACCGAGCTCATCGGCGGCGAGGATGTGCGCGGCCGGTTGCGCAAGCTCGTCAAGGGCAAGGCGTTCGAGAAAATGCGAGGCCGCTGAGGCTGCTACCCTGGGGTCGATGTCTGGACCCCTCGAGCGCCTCTCACGCTGGTATCTTGGCCGGCAACTTAGGGCCCGCACCGATGCCATGGTGCGCGCACTTCCGCCCTCGACCGCCGAGTCGACCGCCATGGTGCGCAACGACTCGAGCGTCGGCCGGTGGCAGAATCCGAGGAGCGGCCTGGGGGGTCACCAGGACAAGGCGATCGGCGCGACGTTCCTCCCCTCGGTGGCGCTCGACCGCGTCACCCTCGACGCCCTCTATGAATTCGACGCGATGACGGGCCGGATCGTCGACCGCGAACCCGACGACGCGATCCGCAAGGGCATCGAGCTCGAGGGGTTCGAGGGCCTCGACAAGGGCGCCGTCGAGCGCGAGCTCAGCCGGCTCAACGTGCTCGAGGAGATCGCCAACGCTCGGCGCTGGTCGAGGCTATACGGCGGCGGCGCCCTGGTGCTCGGCCTCGACGACGGCCAGGCGTTCGCCGACCCCGTCAACCTGCCATCGCTTCGCAAGCTGCGCGGCGTCTACGCGGCCGACCGGTTCGATGTGACCCCCGCCGCGTTCGGCACTGATCCGACCTTGCCGTCGTTCGGCCGCCCGACGGCCTACTTTGTAGGCGACTCGACTGGGGGCCACGCGCCGACCGTCGTTCACGCCTCGCGAGTGATCCGGTTCTATGGCGTCGAGCTACCCCCGCGCCTCGCTATGCAGCGCGAGGGGTGGGGGGCCAGCGTCATCGACCGCGTCTGGACGGCGCTCCGCAATTGGAACGTCTCGCACGAATACACCGCCAACATAATTGGCGAGTTCACCCAGGGCGTCTACAAGCTCAAGGGCCTCGCCGAGGTTATGGATTCCGAGGATGCCGACCTAATTATCGCGCGCCTCGAGGTCGTGAGGATGGCGCAGTCAATAATCGGGCACATCGCCCTCGACGCCGACCAGGAGGGGTTCGAGAAATTGGCCACGAACGTCACGGGCCTCAAGGATCTCCTCGCCGCGTTCGTCGACGCCCTCGTCGCCGTGACTGAAATGCCCCGCACCATCCTGCTCGGTGAGCAGCCGGCGGGCCTGGGGGCCTCGGCCGATTCCGAGATCCGGGTCTGGTATGACCACGTCGGCGCCGCCCAGGAGCGGATCTATTCGCCGCCGTTGCGCAAGGTGCTCGAGCTCATGCTCGCCGGCGTCAACGGGCCGACCGGCGGCGAGGTCCCCGCCGGTGACCTGTTTTCATGGGTTCCGCTATGGGCCCCCACCGAGGCCGAGGCCGCCGACACCAGGCTCAAGCACGCCCAGGCACGCCAGGCCGACCTGGCCGCCCAGGTCGTGAGCCCCGACGAGGCCCGCCGCGAGGATGAGGTCGTCGAGCTCTACCACCTCACCGACGCCGACGAGGCCCCTGAGCCCCTCGAGGGCGAGGGCGACCCTGAGCTCGCCCCGACGGTCGAGGAGGAGGCCGAGCGCCAGGAGAGCATCGAGGCGCCGCCCCAGGGTGAGACGCTCCTCGACGCCAAGACGATCGGCAAGCGCCTCGGCGTGAGCTCGAGGTCGGTGGTGGGTATGCACCGCCGAAACGAGATCCGAGGGTGGAAGATCGGCGGCCGGTGGCGGTTCGCCTACTCCGACGCCCTCACCGCGGCCTATCAGATCGTCGGGGGCGGTGCATGAGCCGGCTCGACGCCCTCGAGATCTGGGCCAAGGCGATCCGCGACGACGCCCTCGAGCGCGCCCGCACCAGGCCGCCCAGGTTCCCCAGGTCGGCCGAGCGCACCTATGAGGCCGAGCTCGTGAGGATGGTGAGGCCGATCCAGATCCAGATCCGTGAGCTCATCGCCGAGCTTAAGCCCGATTTCGCTGAGCTCGAGGCCAGGGCCGACGCCCAGGTCATCCGGCTCGACGCCCTGGGCGACGCGATCGGCAAGGTGCGAGCCCACCGCGACCGGTCGATCAAGGGCACCCGCGTCAAGGTCGGCCGGTTGCGCAAGCTCGCCAGGACGATCGACAACGTCAACCGCGCATCAGTCAGCGCCCAGGTCGGCGAGGCCCTCGCCATCGACCCCGCCGCCGCCCTCGAGGGTGCGGCGACCGTCCGCTTGCCCACCGGCTCGAGGCGCGTGGCCAGGACCCTCGACGCCTGGGTCGGCAACAATTCCAAGCTCGTCGTCGACGTGCCGGTCAAGACCTGGCGCCAGGTCGAGTCGACGGTGCGCGACGGGTTCAAGCGAGGATCACGGCACGAGGTCATCGCGCGCCGCCTGGTCGAGCGCGGCGTCGTCGCTGAGTCTCGCGCCAGGCTCATCGCTCGCGACCAGATCAACAAGCTCAACGGCCAGCTCACCGAGGCGAGGCACCGCGACCTTGGGATCACTCGCTACACCTGGCGCACCGTTCAAGACGATCGCGTGCGCGACGAACACCTCGCCCTCGAGGGCACCGTTTGGTCATGGTCGGATCCCTCACCTGAGGGCCACCCCGGCGAGCCGATCCAGTGTCGCTGTTTTGCTCAGCCGATCGTGAGCGACTTGTTGGAAGGATGACGATGGCCGACCCCGTGAAACTATCCCCCCCACCCTCGGCCTCGAGCTCAGCGACGGCGACGATGACACCCGGCGACCTCGAGGCGACCATCGCGACCGCCGTGATCCAGGCCGTCAACATTCGCGAGGAACGTGAGCGCGCGGGCAAGGCCGCCATCGCCCAGGATCTCGAGGAGCGGTTCGAGGCGAGGATCAAGCGCCTGAAATTGATCGCCGGTGGCCTCGCCGCCGTCATGGCGATCGGTGGCGTCGTCGGTGGCGTGTTCAAGTGGTACGGCGAGCGCGAGGTCGAGGTCGTGCTCGAGGATCAACGCCGCGCCCAGGTCGACGGCGCGGTCAAGGCCATCACAACCAAGCACGACGCCGACCAGGTCGCGAACGTCACCGCGCACGACGATCTATCAACCGACATCGACGAGCTCGGTGCCCTACAGCTCGAGCAGGGCGCCGACACTCGCCGCATACTCCTCGAGGCCGTGCCTAAAGGTCGCCGCGCCGCCCTCGAGGAAAAGCCCAAATCGCTCAAGGATGCCGAGGCCAAGGTGCGCCGCCAGTAGGCCACCCCCGCCAGGCCCCGCCAGGGCCGTCGAGCTAGGCCCCCCTGGCGTGCCGATCTGGGGGTCGTTCGATTTGATGTAGACATCAATCCGGGACGGGCCTAGTCTCTTCTCATGTCCCGCACCACCACCCCCCGCACCCCTCGCCCCTCCCTCGCCGCCGAGCTCATCGCCCTCAACGAGAGCCGGATCACCCACGCGATCAACGTGCTCCGATGCCTCGAGGCTCAGGGCAAGGATCCTAGCCTCAAGGTCAACGGATACCTGCTCACCACCGCCACCGATCGCAAGGTGTGGATCCACGAGTTCGCCATCGCCGACGACGGCATCCTCGAGATCGGCCGAGGCCTCGGCGCACACACCGATTTCGAGGCGCCCAATTTCCTCGCGCTGCACATCGCTAGCAAGCCTTGCGAGCTCGACGGGTTCCGACTGTAGCTTCACCCTCACCACCACCACCACCCTCAACCAGAAAAGGCTCGAACCATGACCACCACCACCACCACCGACACCCTCACCACCACGATCCTCGCCGGCGCCTACACCTCGGCCCGCCGACACCTCGAGCGCGCCGCCGAGCTCCTCGACGCGACGCCCGCCCGCGAGATCGCCAGGTCGGCCGCGCAGATCTGCCGCGACCTCGCCACCGAGTCGATCAAGGATCGACCCGAGTGCGACGTTGAGGCGTGCACCCGCGCCGCCCGATCCGACGCGTCGCTCCTGGTCAAGACACACGCCGCCGCCGTCGCTCCCCTCGTCGAGCTCGAGGCCTGGGCCGAGGTCGCCGCCCTCGCCGAGGCGCTCGCTGAGCTCGAGGGTGCGGTCGTTCAGTTGCTCGCCGTCGAGCCCCGCGTCGAGGGCCGCCGTTCCTACCGCGTGAATTCCAAGCGGGCCGCCGTCGTCGTCGCCGAGGTGCTCGTCGCCCAGGCCGGCGAGCTCGAGGATGACGAGGGCGAGCTCGGCCGCCGTGCCAAGCCCCGGCACACCGCCGACGAGGTCGCCAAGGTCGAGGCCAGGCTCGAGGCCAACACCGCCAAGGCCCTCGACGACCTGGCCGCCGACCTCGAGGGCACCGACCTCGACGAGGTGCTCGGCCGAGGTCCCAGGCTCGGCGCGGAACACCGCAAGGCCGACGACGAGCTCATCGACGAGCTCGAGGGCGACGACGGTGAGTACGTCGGCACCGACGACGAGGATGAGCTCAACGCGGCCGCCTACGCCGACGGCGCCGCCGAGGCTCTACGGGCTCAGCGCCTCGAGGCCATCGAGGCCAACACCCTCAGCGCCACCGAGCCCACCGGGTTCGCCCTCGAGGCTGAGTATGACGAGGCCATCGACTGGCTCGAGCTCGCCGCCCAGGCCGGCCGCCTGTTCGTGTTCGCGTTCGGCTCCTGGTACGCCTGCACACCGGTTCGCCGCAAGAAAACCGGCGCCCTGGTGGTGAGCTACACCTCAGGCACCGGCGTCACCCGCGACAAGACGATCAAGATCGGCACCGACCAGGCCGGCAAGGTGTTCGACGGCCTCCACCTCGGCCCTCGACCGGTCCACACTCGAGCTCGAGCTCGCTGAGGAGCGTGAGATCCCACACCTCGAGGGCCGGCCTGGTGGGGTCGGCCCTCGGCCCTGGGCCTGGCCACCGGTTGCGCGTTGTGCGATCGGTGAGCCAGGCCCCTCTATTTGCTCGCCCTGGGGCCGCGGCGACTATCTTCTATTTGATGTAGACATCAATCCGGCGGTCGGCGACACTCTTCTCATGGCCGCAACACCCACCACCACCGCCCCCCTCGCCGCCCTCACCGACGCCCTCGAGCTCATCGACTCGAGCACGCTCCTGGTCGTCAACCATAGCGGCGGCAAGGATAGCCAGGCGCTCATGGCCGCCGCCGTCGCCCTCGTCGAGGCCGGCATCGTCGAGGCCCGCCAGGTCGTCGTCGTTCACGCCCCGCTGGCCGGCGTCGAGCACCCCGGCACCCTCGAGCACATCGAGGCCACCATCGGCGACTATCCCCTCGAGCTCGCCCACGCCCGCAAGGCCGACGGCTCACCCCGCACCCTATACGGCACCGTTCGCGAGCGCGGCGCCTTTCCTGCTCCTAACGGCGCCCGCTGGTGCACCTCGTTCCTTAAGCGCGACCCGATCAACCGCGAGATCAAGCGCATCGCCAAGGCCGGCGGGTTCGACAAGGTGCTCAGCATGGAGGGCATCAGAGCCCAGGAGAGCGACGCGCGTGCCAACAAGGCCGCCCTCGAGGTGTGTGGCCGCAACACAACCAAGCAGCGCCCCGACGGCTCGTTCCTCCGTCAACAGTGGATCTGGCGCCCCCTGCTCGACTGGCAGATCGAGGATGTGTTCGCCGAGATCGCCGCCGTCGGCCAGGAGCCTCACCCCGCCTACGCGATGGGATGGTCGCGCCTTTCGTGCATGTTCTGCATCATGGCGAAGCGCTCCGACCTCGAGCTCAGCGCCCGCCACTACCCCGAGGCGTTCGCCGAGGTCGTCGCCCTCGAGCTCGAGGTCGGCCACACCATCGCCACACGCAAGGCCAAGGGCAAGCTCGTCAAGGTTGGCCTCGAGGAGCACACCGGGATCCGCGTCGCCGCCCTGAGCGCACGCGCCGCCTGAGCCCCACCCCGCCGGCCCCCTCGAGGGCCGGCCCTACTCGGCCACCTAGACCCCCCTGGCTCACCGCCCTGGGGGTCGTTCGATTTGATGTAGACATCAATCCGGCGCGGGCCTAGTCTCTTCTCATGTCCCGCACCACCACCACCCCCGTCGCCCTGCCCACCATCACCGTCGCCAGCGTTTGCGACTGTAGCGACGAGCTCGCCATCGACGAGGCCACCGAGCTCACCGTCGCCGAGTTCGACGCCCTGTTCGACGCCCTCGGCGAGGACTGCACCCCCGCCGGTGGCTACGCCAAGGTGCGATGGTCGACGACCATGGCCGACGGCACCGGGATCGGCACCCGCCTCGACCCCTGCCACGGTTCGCACGACCTCGCCATCGAGCTCGACCATGGCGCGAACCACTATTCCTGGCTCGCCGACAACGGCGGCGGCCACGGCAACACCCGCGAGGCGTGTGAGGCGTTCGCCGCCGGTTATGCCGACCTCGCCGCGGCAGTGCGCGCCTCGAGGGTCGAGGCCCCCACCGCCGACGCCATCTATGTCGACCAGCTCGAGGCGTTCCTGGGCCTGTAGGCCTTCGCCCCTCGCCGCCCCGGCCCGTACCCCTCGAGGGGTCGGGCCTTCGGCAGTAGATGGAACACACCAGCACACCACCACCCGCCCCCCTGCTCGACCTAGCGAGCGCCACCGATCTCATCAAGCGCCTCGTCGAGGTCACCGTCGAGCTCGAGAAACGCGGCGACACCCAAACCCCCGCCGAGTTCGGCTGGTTGGCCGACGAGGCCCTCGAGCTCCTCGAGCGCGAGGTCGTCGAGCCGATCGACTTGCGCATGGTTCCCGGCCCTTGCCACCGCGAGATCCTCGAGCGCCTCGAGGGCATCGGCAAGGCCGTCGAGGGCCTCAGCCTCATCGCCGCCCAGGCCGTCGCCAACGGCTCGCCGATCGTCAACGCGATCCTCGACTCAGGCACCGGCTCGCCCTCGAGGCACGCCTCGACGTTCGCCGAGGTGTACACCGCCGAGGATGTCGCTGAGGCGCGTGAGCGCGGCTCAGCCCTCGACTGGCGCAAGGCCGCCGAGCTTCGCGACGTGTGCCTCGCTCGAGGCGTCGATCCCCTCAGGGCGTCGATCCGACTCGAGCGCACCATCGAGGGCCGCACCATCCTGGTCGTCGACGGCGAGCCCGCCCTCGAGGATGACGGGGGATCGTTCTGATGTGCGACGAGCTCACCACCGAGATCAAGCTCACCCCCACGCGTCGGCGGCTCCTCGAGCGCGTCGAGGCTCGCCCCATGCTCGAGCTCGAGCAGGGTGAGCGCCGAGTCGGCGGCGCCCTGGCCGCCCTGGGCCTCGTCACCCTCGAGGGCCATGAGGCCACGATCACCCCTGAGGGCTCGACCTGGCTCATCGAACGACCCCGCCGGGGCCGACGGTTCGCCGGCGACCTGGGCCTCAGGGAGTCGCTCAGCGTACGGATCACCGGCTACGTCGCCCAGGAGCTCGACGCTATGGCCGAGCTCGAGGGCACGACGCGCAACGCCATCGCCCGCAAGCTCCTCAAGGCCGCCGTCGACGCTCGGCGCCTCGAGCTCGAGGCGAGCCGGTGAGGTGCCCCAGGTGCGAGGGCGAGATCGTCGGTGTGCACATCACCGCCGAGCCCTGGATCGTCGACCTCGACGCCACCCTCGCCAACGGCGGCCTCGTCGTTCGACGGCGCAACCCCGACCAGCACGGCGTCGTGTTCCATAGTGGGGGGCGGCGGTGCCAGGTCGCCGACGCCAGGGCCATCCTCGAGGCCATCGACCTCGACCCTGCCAACGCGGCCGGCGTGCGAGTCGTCGACCGCGAGTGAAAAAAGCCCCGCCGGCGGGCAAGCGCCGGCGGGGCCACCGCTCCCCCCTCGAGCTCCCGCTCAAGGATCCGCGGGGAGACTATCAGACGCGCGGATCTCCCACACCCAGGCCAGGCGCCCCGATCGGCCTGGCCTTTTTCGTGCGCGGTAGATCCGGCGCTTGCGCAGTAGACGGTTGCACGCGCCGCTCATGGTCTGGGGCCCCCAGGCCGACCTCGATGGCGCCGCAACCTTGAGCCGGTCGCCGAGCTCCTCGGCGGTGCCAGGCCCCCCACGCTCGAGCTCAGCCAACACCTCGAGCTCGAGCTCGGTGGGCACCAGGGCCAGGGCGGCCCTCGATGTCGCCGCCCCCTTGCTCGCTCGCCTGGCCTTGGCCTCGAGCTCGAGGCGCTTGAGCTCGCCGGCCTCGCGTGCCTCACGTTGCGCAGCGGCGCGCATGAGCGGCCCAGGTTGGCCGAGCAGGGCGGCCCGGCTGAAACCCGTTTCAATGCTCGCCGCCTCGAGGATGGCGTCGCACGCGGCGTCAACCTGGGCGTCGGTCGCCCGGGAGAATAGGGGGATCTGGTCACCGTGGATCGTCGTCGCTTGTGTCATCGCTTGCCTCGAGTCTGGTGGTGGGTTGATCGGCGATCGGCACCGGTCGAGCGACGAGTGTGAGATCGACGTGCTTGAGCATGACCCCCGCGGGCCGGCCCTCGTCGTCGACCAGGGCGACGACCTCGAGGCCCTCGCCGACGAGCTCGGTGAATAGCGGCGCGAGCTCGAGGTCGACGAGCACCTCGACCAGGCCCTCGCCGGCGCCCAGGCGCACCCGTTGGATCTTGGCGATCTTCACAACGCCACCTCGAGGAGCGCCGGCCAGGCGATGGCGAGGGCCAGGATGGCGGCGAGCAGGATGGCGGCGATCGGTTTAGGGATCTTCATGGCGTCCGCACCTCGCCGACGGTCCCGAAGATCTGCCGAAAGCGCCAGACCTCGGCGCCGTGATAGACGAGCGCCGAGTCGCGCGGATTGCCCTTGACCGGCACCCCGTCATCGAGGAACGCGATCCGCTTGTGTAGGAAACAGATCGCCGGCGCTGGCCATAGGTTGGCCCGCCACCAGGCCGAGCTCGTCTGCACCGGCACCATGAGCAGGGACTCGACCGACCCCTCGAGGGCGTAACGGCGGCACCGCTCAGCCCAGGGCGTCGGCGCTGAAAATGGCGGGTTGACGTAGGCACACACCGGCGGCGACCCGCTGGCTGAGCTCCAGTCAAAGGCCAGGCCGTCGCGGATGACCCCGGCCTCGAGATCGGGCAAGCCCAGGCTCAGGCCGAGCGGCTCGACGAGCTCCTCGGCGGTCGGTGCCCCCTCGACCTCGAGCGGCGCGAACACTCGCACGCGGCCGCCCATGACCGACCCAGGGTTCGAGCAGGGATCCAGGTCCAGACCCCACGGCCAGAATCGCCGCACCAGGGCGGCGATCTCGTGCGGCGTGTTCCACGAATCCCCGCGGCTCATGCGTTCGACCTCGAGCTCGAGCTCGACCTCGAGGGCCGGCGCGGCTTGGCGGCGTCGAGGTTGGCGAGGATCCGCTTGGCGAGGGGTGGCTTGATGTAGGCGCCGCCGCTCATCTGCCAGGTCGTCGCCCTGGTGCGCTTGGCGGCGTCGAGGTGAGCGCGGATCGATCGGCCGCCGGCTCGGCAGTAGAAACCGAGGCCGATGGTGAGCTCGTCGCCGAGCTCGCGCCAGAGCAGGGCGGCGATCTCATTGAATGCACCGGCGGCGGCGTACTCTTCGCGCTTGAGATCCAGGTCGAGGGCCGCGTTGCTCAGGTGCTTTGACCTCGAGGCGCCGCCGCTCGGACGGTAGGCCGCGTGCACCCTGAGGCCAGAGATCCCAACATCGGCGGCGAGGCACCGGCGCCTCAGCTCATTAGCGAGCTCGAGGGTGGGCAGCATGTTCGCCATGAGCCTCGAGGGCGGCAAGGTGAGCCGGCGGTTGCCAGGCTTGACGAGCTCGCCGATGGCGAACCCCTTGCCGAGGTGAGGCGCTAGGATCGATCGGTACGTTGCGAGGGCGGTGTCGTGAGCCATGCCCAGGAGTGTCGCACGAGCACCAGGCCGGCCCGCCCCAGGGCGTCGACGGCATCCTCGAGGCGCTCGAGGGTGCTCAGCGGCGGCTGGTCTGGCCCACACTGGCGGATCGTCGCTCGTCGGTTCGCCGCGTTCGACCTGCTCGCCCACTTGCCGGCCCCTGCCCACTTCCGGGCACGCTCGCGACAGGTGCACGATCGGCGGTGCCGATCCCCAGGCTCGCCCGCCCACCGGCGGCACGACGCCATCGACCTCGCCGCCGCCTCGGCCGCGAACCATGGATCGTCGAGGGCCTCGGGTGCCACGCAAGGCCCCAGGGTATGCAACACACCGGCCGCGATGGTGCCGAAACCGCCCCGCGTCGCGAACGACTCGACCGGCCGCTCCTCGGTGACCTGGTGACCTGGGCACGTCACCGGGTCGAGGTCGCCGTTGGCAACCCGTTTGGCGTAGGCCTTGCCACCGACCCAGGCGTCGCCCGCGTGCACCCCGACGACGCCATAGCGCCCACACCAGGACTCGCGCCGGCACACCCGCCACAATTCGATCTCGAGATCGGGCCGGCCGACGACCTCGACCGCGTGCTCGATGGCCGGCGCGTAGGCTGGATCGGCGACGCGTTGGATCTTGACCACGTCGGCGGGTAGTTCGTTCGAGGGCGTCGTCGCCAGGATTGACGCCAGGATCGTCGTCGTGAGCATCCGGCGAGCATACACACCCCCGCGCGGCCAGGGCCAACAGGCACGCCAGCGACGCCGCCGTCATCGCCGGCACGATCACCTCGAGGAGATCCAAGATCCCCACCCGGCTCACCGGCTGAGCTCCACAACGACCGCGCCCTCGAGCTCGGCGGCGACGCCACCGATGCCCTCGAGGATGGCGACGGCCTGGCCCTTGGCCTCGACCTCGCCGGCGAAGATCGTGCGCACGACGACCAGGTCGCCCCGGTAGCCTCGCACCTCGACCCCCGCCGGCCCGCCGCCTGATACGTGGAACGCGATCCCCAGGTCGGCGAGCTCGCCGAGGGTCCGCTCACGCCAGCTCACGACGCCACCGTCGACGCCGCCGCCAGTTCGTCCTGGTAGGCCTCGACCTGCTCGTCGAGCTCGCTGAGGTCATCCTCGAGGGCGACGATCTTCTCGAGCAGGGCCCGGCGCTCACCGCCTCGGCACCAGGCCAGGCCGGCCCGCCAACCATCGCGAAATTCGCCCTGGCAACCGGTGGCGACGTAGGCCGATCGGAAGGCCTCGCCCTCGAGCTCGTCGACGATGCCCTCGACGCGCTTGGCGTCAATCGCCATCGGTGCCCTCGGCCTCGGCGAGCTTGGCGGCCTGCCCCTCGGCGCGAATCCACGCGTCATGGGCCTCGAGGTCGGTGACCTCGCCGGTATCCGGGTCGATGCCTGGCGGCACCCCCGGATCGTAGGGCTCAGGCGCCTCAGGCTTGCCCTCAGGCTCGGCGGCGGCCTTGGCCTCGCCCTCGTCGGCCGATGGCGGCGGCCCTCCCTCAGGGCACCCGCCGGCGTGCTCGCCATCCTTGCCCCGGCATAGGTCACACACCACCACCGTCGGTGGCTCGACCTGGGGCTTGAGCTCCTCGAGGCGATCCTTGATCCAGTCGTTTAGCTTCGCGAGGTCGCCGGGGCTCGGTGCTTTGGGATTCTCGACGGCGGCCAGGTCGCACACGCGATCCCATGTCATCCCCCCGTCATGGTTGCGAAGCTCACCGAGGCGCGACTTGACCGCCCCCCTGAGGCCGTCGAGCTTGCCAGGCGCCGGCGTCGGCGTTCGAGGAGCTCGCTGAGGTGGCGGCGGTCGCTGAGCTCGAGGAGATCGAGGCGCCGATCGTTGTGTCTCGCGCGGTGGTTCGTTGCCCCAGGCTCGGCCGCCGTGCTCGCTGGTTCGCTTGTCTGGATCCTGGTCGTCGGCCCCCGACTTAGGGATCTGCATGACCGACCGGATCGCCTGGCCCATGAGGTAGGTCACCGCACCGGCGAGGGCCTTGTCGGCGTCGTTCTTTGACGCGATCGGCATGGGCAAGGTGTAGACACGACGCGCCCCGCTCGAGGGGTGGTCAAGCTCGAACACCCCCCACAGTGTCGGGCACTCGTAACCCCTCAGCGGCTCGCCCACCTTCCAAGCGGTGAGCGACCAGGTGAGGCCCTGGTCGAGGAGCGCATCGACGCAAGCCTCGACCATGTCCTCGCTCGAGGTGAATTGGTAGGTGTAGCTCGTGCCGGTTCGCTTGCTCGACACCTTGGCCGTCGAATCCTTCGCTACCTTGCGAATGTTGCGGCGAGCCTCGAGGAACGCCGAGCGAAGCTCACGATCGTCGATGACCTGGGCGTCGACCTCGACGAGCTCGTCGGTGGGTTGTGTTTCGCCGTTCACTTGATCACCACCCCCGCCGGGTTGCGCCTGAGCTCGAACCCGTCGACGGCCTCGCCGGCCTTGAGCGCCTTGCCGATCTTGGCCTTATCGAGCTCGACCTTGGCCGGGATCGTCCGGTGGAATTTCTCAGGCACCAGGGCGACGACGACCTCGGCCTCGACCTGGTGCACCGTCTCCGGTTTTTTCCTGAGGCTGAGGGTGGTGGTGCCGACCTCGAGCTTGCGAACGCCTCGGCGCTCGAGCAGGGTGCGGATCAGATCCTCCCCCCAGGTCGCGCGCTTGACCTGGCGGTCGACGACGGCCTTGAGTCGTTTGGCCTCGAGCTTGGCGATCGCCGTCATGCCCTGGGCCTCGCGAACATACTCGCCGAGGGCCTCGAGGGTATTGTCGCCGGCCTCGTCGAGGAACGCCTCGAGGGCCTTGGCCTCGTCGGTGACCTCGCCCTCGGTGGCGCCATAGAGCTCGTCGAGCTCCTCGGTGGCGTCGTGCAATTTGAAGATCGCGGATCGGATCGAGTCGCGCAGTGGTAGAATTTTGCGGGTGCTCACTTGCCTGGGCTCCTTGGTTTGGGTTGTGTGGCCCACGCTAGTCGATCGGCCTCGGCGTGTCCAGTGTAGACAGAAAAAGCGAGGCCCCCCCTTGAGCGTGTAGCCTCGAGCGGCTTGGCGATTGTGCTGAGCTCAGGGCCTCGAGGGCCGACCTGAGCCGCTTGGTGGTGGTGGGGTCGAGCCTCGAGGCCCGTCTACGTCGCCGGCCCCCCGCCAGGGCCCGCCCTGGGGCGCGAGCTAGACCCCCCTGGCGTGCCGATCTGGGGGTCGTTCGATTTGATGTAGACATCAAACCTGGGCCGAGCGAAGATCTATCCATGGCCGACCTCACCACCACCACCACCCGCCGCACCTACTCCCGCACCCCCGTCGTGCTCGCCTACGGCGGCGGCCTGGACTCTTTCACCCTGCTCACCATCGCCATCGAGGCCGGCATCACCATCGATGAGGTCGTGTTCGTGGATGTCGGCAACGTCAACGACCGCAGCATCCCCGGCGAGTGGCCCGGCACCCTTCGACACATCGACGAGGTCGCCCGCCCGATGGCCGAGGCCGCCGGCATCAAGTTCACCGTCATCGACGGCGACACCTACCCGATCCGCCGCAACGGAACGACCTATCACTCAATGCACGAGTGGATGCTCGAGGCCGGTATCATTCCGACGAGCTCAGGTCACTCGTGCACCCTGGCCGCCAAGGTCGAGCGGTTCGAGGCCTACCTCGCCGACACCTACGGCGCCGACGAGGTTGAGGTGTGGATCGGGTTCGACGCCGCCGAGGGCAAGCGCGTCGCCAAGGGCGAGGCGCACACCGGCGCCCGCAAGGACATCACCCGCCGCAACCGGTTTCCCCTCGTCGAGTGGAACCTATGCCGGTGCAAAATGGAGGCGATGCTCGCTGAGCTCGGCCTCCCGATCCCTCATAAGTCGGCGTGCATGGGTTGCCCCCAGGCCAAGGCCGCCGATTTTCGCAAGCTCCGCGACGAGCTCCCCGCCCAGTGGGCCCAGGTGCTCGAGCTCGAGGCCGCCAAGGCGCCGACCCGCTCCGGTTTCAAGCTCAGCCTCAAGGCCTTCGCCAAGCACACCCTCAGCGTCGCGCAGCTTGCCGCGCTCCAAGGCCTGAGGCTCGACGCCGACGCCAAGGTCAACAAGCGCACGCTCGCCGGCCTGGTCGCTCGCTCCTGGGTCGAGGGCCGCAAGCTCACCGCGCACGGTCGCAAGATCCTCGACCTGGTGCACGGCGGCGACCTCGAGGCCGGTGCCAACGTCGCCGACACCTTCGCCGAGCTCGGCCTCGAGGTGCTCGAGGGCGTGCACTACTCCGCGCCGACGCTCGACGCCTGGGCCGCCAAGGCCGGCGCGGCCAAGGTCCCCCCCTGCTCGGTGTGCGGCTCGAGCTCGCCCGCGGTCAAGGATGTCGGTTGCGGCTACAAGGCCGAGGGGTCGCTCGTCGGCATCCGGCTCGCCGCCTAGCGCTCCCCGGTGGGATCTTGACTCCCCACGCTCGCCCATGGTAGCCCCGACTCGATGGCCGAGGCGACGACGACGATCCGCGACGACGACCCCGACCGGCTCCTCACCACCGACGAGGTCGCCAAGCTCCTCGGCGTCGCCTCGGCGACCGTCTACGACTGGCGACGGCGCACCGGTGGCGGCCCGCCGGTCACCTATCTCACCCCCAGGCTCCCCAGGTATCGCGTCGGCGACGTGCTCGCCTGGCTCGAGGCCCGCCGCGATGTCTGACGCCCCCGACGCCGTCTACCAGCTCGACGCGAGCCTCGGTGAGCGCTTGCTCCTGGCCTTGCTCTGGCGCCATGCCGGCGGCGGCTCGCTCGTCGTCTGGCCCTCGGCCCCCAGGCTTGCCGAGCTCACCGGCCAAACCGAGCGATCCGTGCGTCGCCAGCTCGCCCGCCTGGTCGAGCTCGGTGCCCTCACCAGGCTCAGCTCGAGGCCAGACTCGGCCCGCCGCCAGGGCAAGGCCTGGGCCC